ACTGCTCCATGGACAAACCCCAACGATAAAAACAAATCATGAAACAGATTATCGGTGATGGTCCTGTTCAAATTGTTTCTCGCAATGAACCTTCTAGGAATCCTACGTCCACTAAAAAAATTAAAACCAAAATCATTCGGTGTTTGGAGTGCTTAACAGATATAGTAGTGCCAGCTAAACCATCCGTGCTCTCTAAGGCTCTTCAGGCCGCCTGTATGGCCTGTCAAAGGAGTGCTGCAAGGGTTAAGGCGGCTGAGGCTGTTGAAGCCCGTCAAAGGCGATTTTTAGAGGCTATTGAAAAAAGGGCACTTAAAGAAAAACGTGCTCAAGAAGCCTTTGATCGGTTGTGTCGATATTGTGGAGTTCAATGGAGAAGTGATGTACGTCTTCGCGGAATTCCTAATGGCCATGGTTTAGTGTGTTCTGACTGTAGAAAAGTTTCAAAGGCTAGAAAAGCTCGAGCTAGGATCTATGGAATTACAGTAGATGAAGTGGAAGCTTTGTTTCCAGAAGGCAAAACTTTTTGTATGAACCCTGGCTGTCAAAAAGAAGTGGCCGAGATTGCTCCTACCCGTGATCAACAAGGAGTAATTGACCACTGCCATAAAACTGGTGCTGTTCGAGGCGTGTTGTGTACTCAATGTAATGTGGCGCTGGGTCTTTTGGGGGAATCCCCGGGACGGATATTGGGACTGTTTGTGTATCAGCAGGGGGAATAACATCCCCCTTAATTTTTGACGTAGCGGTGTGAAGTGGTTACGCATGTACGGCGGCGCCCAGTACCCCCATGGCCCCCCTCTCGCCAGGAATCCAAGGCCACCCCGGCCCCATCGTGTCCAAAACCGTGTCCAAACCGCTCTGGACAGGGCCAAACACCAGGCCACCACTGGGATATTTGCCATTGATCAACTGTGCGATAGACAGATACGCAAAGGTTTGGACAGGATCACGGGCCGTGCGGTGCTCTTCGATACGGATTCAGATCGTCAAAACGGCATGATCAGGAATCTTATATATCTATTTTATATAAAAATCTGTGCGATTCGCAATAACGCTTCCTTGTTGAGAATGTTAAGATTTGTAGTTGGTTCTTGACACTGGCAGGGCCAAGGGGCCATCATTGGCACATCGGACGGGAACCACACCGGAACCGACCACACACACACAAACCATGACTGACCTAACACCGCAACAAATCCGCAATGAGTTTGCCTCACTGTGGGAAGATCAAGTTATTGGCAAAGAGTATTTATTGCGGGCATTGTCTAACTATGTCAGCACTGATACCTTGGCTGAGTTTATGGATGACCTCGCAAATGAGAGGGTTTGAGTAATGAAAACCGCAACCTTCCGTATCACCACAAGCTATGGCAACATCCGTTGCTATCCTGTTAATGCAACTGCTAAGCTATTGTGTGACCTTTCTGGATTCAAAACACTATTGCCAAACACACTCACTATTATGGAGGATCTAGGCTTCACTTGCATTAATGAGATCAATGATTCCACGATCACAGCACGCCAACTCTACTAAAACCAATGAGAGCCAACACTCGCTACATCTCTGGGATGCTTCAATTAGCAAGCCAGGCAGACATTATCTCAGGGTTACAATGGTATCAGCGAGCTTATGATTTAGCGTTACGCTTTATCCATGCTTACGATGGTCTCACAATGGGTCAAGCCGTAGGAGTCATCGCAGCACTTTCCCCTAATAACAAATGGGAACGTAACTGTATTGATGCTGAGGCTATGATCAAAACATGGTCCATTGGGGGTGATTATAACGCCATCAAGGTATGCACATTCAACCCTAATAAGAAGAAGGCTATCGACATTCTTAATTTGGACATGGAATCAGCAGACGCTGAGGCTATTCCTAACATCCTGAATGGGCAAAAAGTTGTAGCTTTCTATCGGTCAATCATGGGTGATAAGAATGCTGTCTGCGTCGATGGTCATGCCTACGCTATCTTTATCGGTGAGCGTATTCCAACTACCAAAACTCCATCAATCACACCTAAATTGTTTGAGACTATTCAACGCGCCTATCAATTAGTGTCAAAGCGTAGTATGGATCTTTGCGGTGTTCAATTGTCACCAACACAAGTTCAAGCTGTCACCTGGGTTACCTATCGGAGGCTAATCAAATGAGCTACTTTCTCAACACCTACGAGTTAGACGAATGGTACGAACGCATGGAGGATCAGGCTTATGATGACATCGCCAACAATGATGATTATGAAGAAGAGGAATCCGACAATGATGATTAAACGTCTCACCAATCTATTCTTGTTCCTAATCCCTCTCACGATCACTTATGCTATCATCTCCGATCTTGGCAAGCCCGGCAATCATTATAGTGCCCCTGATAATGTTGGCGTGTCTCATCAAACTCTACCGTAACTTGATGAAGTGATGACTACTGGAATTGCAATGCGACCAAAGCGTGTTCCATCAATCAAGACATTATGCAAACGTGCTATTATCTCGGGGGACACTAATGAAGCATTGAGATTACTTAAACTCTTGGAAAATCCTAAACCCAAACGATTGTGTAAGGATGACATGCCTTACCGCTTGCCCTTTCTTATTGTTTAATGATGACAAACGCTACACGGGAACCTGACTGGAGTTCCTATCCACCAGAATTAAAAAGAGTTATTGACACAATCCGACAGTATGGCAGTGATGCTTTAGATGAGATGCAACGTATGTTAGTTGTACAAATCTTTAGGGTTGCTGCTATGACATCTGAGCCTAGGGTTATTCACATTAGGAATAAGATTCAGGAAGCACATCTAGAGTATTGCTTTAAGCTACCTGCTTTGAGGCGTAAATGACAGTTACCCCTTGGTCTTATTGGTTTCCTGATGGTACGTTTGGATGCGTCATGGCAGAGACTAAAGCCAAGGCCATCATGACCATAATGGAACTCAACCCATCACAGCTTGTTATTGACTTGTCCCTCCACTTGGAACCTGAATGGACTTTGAATCCGCTTTGCGACTCACCAGCCGTCAACACCTGCCAAACCCCGAGCAATTAGCGGGACACCTTGCTGATGTATTGACTTGGAGGCAACTGCGTAGGTTGGCCAAACGAAACAACATCAAACAATACAGCTACCTTAACAAGAAAGGTTTAGCTACTGTTCTTGCTTATCAAGCCTTTAACAAGGCATCACGTTATCCTAAAATCAATGGGTTGGAAATCGTACACGCAGGATGATTATGAGGCACAACTGTATGAGTTGTTGCACTGTAGTCTGGATAGGTTAATTGATCTTGGGTCTCGATTAGAGGCGCACGGGGATGTATTGGCTACTCATGAGCAGGATGTAGAGACAGGGGAAGTAACTAAGCTTCCTGATGTACACCCTGAGACTTTGTTATTGGCTCAACTTGGTCTTGATGGGGCTGAGGAGGAAGCTGAGACTACCCAGGATTTAGTTAAAGTTTTATCTAGGATTATGATTATTCGTAATGCTAGGGGTTTAATTAAACAACAACCAGTAACTGAATCCTAAACATTTATGGCAACGACTGAGCAACTCGCCCGACAATTACAGCGAGAACTTGATGCAAGGAGTGAGGCTATTAAGCGCCTCAGAGAGAGAACTAGAAACGCGGAAGAACGCTGTTATGCCAGCTCTACGGTTTATGGGTCAGCCTTCATTAACAAGGGGCTTCAGCTTATTACTGAGGAGATCAGCAGTAAGCTCCACCGTGTGAGTCAAGGATGGGTTCAGGAGAAGGCTCAGGCTGTCTTACCTATCAAGGATTGTGATCCTGCCGTGTTGGCTCTCATTACAGCAAAAGGTGTCATTGACATTCTTGGTGTAAGAAGAATCGAGCAACTTACCTACCAGGCAGCTACTACCCATATTGGAACGTTGGTCTACCATCAAGTGATGTTAGATCAATTTTGTGGTAAGCATCCTGAGTTATTTAACAAGGCACGGCTACACATCCACGATCACAAAGGTTATTCCTACAAAGTACAGCGTTACCGGGCGGTGATGAGGCGCAATGATGTTGAGCCATTGCGGTGGCCCACCAGCGTTAGGCACCTTGTTGGAGGGTGGCTATTGGACTGCCTATCAAAGTCTACGGGCTGGGTGACCACTAGAACGGTCTACAGGGCTCCTGCGAACAGTCCTACCTACCTGGAGTATCAACCTGAGTTTTTAAAGGCTAAGGAGGCGCTCCTAGCGCAGGCTGAGGCGTTTGCTGGTTGCATGTGGCCCATGCTGTGTGAGCCGAACGACTGGACAGAGGAATTCAAGGGGGGTTACCTTACGAACGACCTGAGAAAGCTCACAAGGCTGATCAGGACTAGGATTCCAAGAAGGTGCACACTATTACAGGACAGCAAGGCACTCGTCATGTTGAACCTGCTCCAGAAGGTGCCCTATCGGATCAACGACAGGGTTCTTGACCTGGCCAATTTCTGTATGGAACACCGCATCACTGTGGGTAAGTTCCGAGCGGAGGAGCCTACGCCCCCACCGCCAAAGCCAGAGCCATGGGAAAGTGCCTCGGAAGAGGATAAGCTTGCCTATCGGAGAATGAGAACTGAGATTGAAGATCAGAACTCAGCTCTGGCACAGAAGAATTACAGGACAACTGAAGCCCTGTATGTAGCCAACAAATACAAAGGAGACACCTTCTGGATTCCCTGGTCATTTGACTTTAGGGGAAGGGTGTATCCAATACCAACTAGCCTTAGTCCTCAAGGAACAGACTTTGACAAGAGTCTTATTTATTTCCAAGAGGAAGGACCAGTTAATGAGTGGTGGTTAGCCTTTCAGGTTGCTACTACTTATGGACTGGATAAACATCCAATGGAAGCCAGAATTGATTGGGTCGTTAAGAACCATGAATTCTTGAGTCGAATTGCTAATGATCCTGAGGGAACAATCTCTGAGTGGTCATCAGTAGAAGAACCTTGGTGTTTTATTGCTGCTGTGTTGGAGTATGATCAATGTGTTATCAAGGGAATCAAGAAGACTTCTGGTCTTCCTGTGTCTGTTGATGCTACTTGTTCTGGTCTTCAACATTTGTCAGCATTGGCATTGGATAAAACTGCTGCTGAAATGGTTAATGTTGTTCCCACTGACAAACCCTCTGACGGGTATAAGATTGTCGCGGAGAAAGCTAAGGAGATTCTTCCTGAGCATCTTCACGATCACATCACCAGAAAGGTAACCAAACGCACTGTGATGACAACGCCTTACGGGGTGACGGAAAACAGTGCTAGGGATTACATTCGTCAGGAACTCAAGGGCATTGAACTTGAGAAGGGTGAGTTACAGAAGATAGTCAAGGCTATCTACCGTTATGGTGTGAGGAAAGTATTTGATGGTCCTTGTCGGTCGATGGAGTTTATCCAAAAGGTTGCTGGGGAACGCATTAAATCAGGAGCAACAACACTTGAGTGGGTCACACCTTCTGGATTCCCAGTTGTTCAGGAGTATCGCCGTAACGAAGCAGAAAGGATTAACACCAAACTGCTTGGTCAACGTATTCTCACTTCTCTTCTTAAAGAATGGGAAGAACGAACAATTGACCTACAAAAGGCCAAGACAGCAGCAAGCCCTAATCTGATCCACAGCCTTGATGCTGCTCTGCTTCACCTTGTATTTGCGGAATGGCGTGCCCCATTTACCGTGATACATGACTGTGTGTTGGGTCGTTCCTGCGATATGGATGACATGGGCAGTGCGATCCGGGACAAGTTCGTTGAGATCTACTCACAGCCAGTTCTTAAGGATTGGTCCAGGCAACTGGGGGTTGACTTCGACGAGAGTGTCATGTTGAATACCCTTGACATCAATGATGTCCAACAATCCGCTTACTTCTTTTGCTGATGGATTATTCGATCACCGACATCGCTGAACGGCTGGGCATTCACACTTCTGTGGTGGAGAACTACGAAGAAGAATGGCTAGCAGAACAGGAGAATGAGGAAGAGGATTTCATTACTGAATCCTTTACTGACTTTCTGTGTCGTACCTTTGCTGAATGTACCTTCCTATTGGAAGCCATTGCTGGTAGTGAGGCGATGGGTTGTCTTGAAGCCTACGATGAAACCTATGGCAACATCGAAGGTGTTCTCTCTGATGACTGATACTGAAGCACTATTGATGGACTTCATCATCCCCTCTGATGCGTATGCGTTGGAGTTGGCTGAGCAGTTCAACATTGAGTATGGTCTTTCTTGGATACCTGAGTACGTCCAGTACCTGGCCACTAAGGCTGACCTACTGTTAGATGACAACTTGATTGATCATCTTTCTCTTTTCGCTACCCACGAACAAATCACCAAAAATGTCTGACTCTCGTTTTATTATCACCACCACCCTTGAGGGGTATATCAACGCTTTGGTTCCTTCTGGTAAGTTCAATAACTGTACCATTGGGTTCCGCATTCCTGAGGAAGAGATTCCTAAGTTTGATGCTATCTATGAACAAGCCCTTGAGTGGGGCAAGAACAAGATGGCAGGCAAACGATTCTCTGCTGAACTCCCTAAGTGGGATGAAGAGGGATTCGTGAAGGTGTCGTATGGTGGTGACAGCTCCAGCCCTATGTTCCCTTGGGTGGATACTGATGGTGTTCCTATTGATCTCGATACTCAGATCTGGAAGGGCACTGTTGTTAAACTTATCGTTGATCTGAAGCCTTATGTGTTCGGAGCAAAGGTGGGTTGTTCCCTCAAGGTACGTGGCGCACAGGTTCTCAAGCTGGTTAGCGGCGGAGGTTCTGATAGCGGCGGTCTGGATGAAAACAGCGTGGCAGCTCTCTTTGGTAAGTCGGAAGGCTTTAAGACTGGTAGCCCCAGCTTTGAACCTAATGAGGATCCAGGGGAAGGCCCCGTTGGTTATGACGAAGACGACGTACCCTTCTGATCATGGATAAGTACGCAGTCTTGGAACGTATTGCTGATCTTGAGGAGGAGATGTTGATGTATGATTATACCGAACCCAAACGGTATGAGATTGATCGACAGATCCAGAACCTTGAAGATTGGTTAGAGGATCTTAGGGCAGGATAATGCCACAGTACCGTAGCCGACTAGAAGAAAAGCTGGCACGGTGGTTTGAACTGAATGGGCACCAGTTTGAATACGAAACTCTAAAGCTTAACTACACCCTGTCTGCTGTATACACACCAGACTTTATCTTGCCCAACGGGGTTATCTTGGAAGCCAAGGGTTACTTCAAACCAGAGGATCGGAGGAAGATGTTAGCCATTAAAAAGCAGCATCCTAATCTTGATATTCGACTTGTCTTCCAACAGCCTCACAACACGCTCACAAAGACCAGTAAGACTACCTACAAAATGTGGGCAGAGAAGAATGGTTTTCTGTGGGCACCAGCACACGCTATTCCACTTGATTGGTTCGATGATCTCCACTGCAACAGCAACTAAGGAACAAATTCTTAAGGACCTTGGTGGGCACTTTGCTGACACTCTTGTTGAATGTCTGGATTATGTTCATACAAAGGAGATTACTCCTGATGACATTGCCAAGTTGATTATTGATGAGCTTGAAGACTGGATGGCTTATCATGCTTCAATGACCAACGCTGCTGAATCGGTTCGACATGCACTCCGAGAGCGAGTTTCTTAGGCACGAACCATGTCCTAGTTGTGGTAGTAGTGATGCCCTTGCTCGTTATACTGACGGACATGGGCATTGCTTTTCTTGCCTCCACTACGAACATGGGGACGACACACCACTACCAACTGTTTCACACAAACCTCTCATGAACTTTACTGGGGACTTTGTTCCTCTCAAGGGTAGAAATCTTAGGGAAGATACCTTGAAGAAGTTCAACGTTCGATATGACCACGACTCCAAGACTCTCCGCTTTCCTTACTACTCTCAGACTGGCCAACTGGTTGCCTTCAAGAGTAGGGACGCAGAGAAGGACTTCCGATGGACAGGTAAGAACGAAGACCACACCCTATTTGGCCAACAACTATGGGGACGTGGCAAGGAAATAGTCATCACCGAGGGGGAACTGGATTGCCTTAGTGTGTTCCAGTTGCGTCAAACCTGGCCTGTTGTGAGTCTCCCTAATGGAGCAGCAGGGGCTAAGAAGTCTCTTCAACATCAATTGAAGTGGCTCATGGGGTTTGAATCAATCATCCTATTCTTTGATAATGATGATGCTGGACAACAGGCAGCACAAGACTGTGCCAGTTTGTTTCCACATGATCGACTATTCATTGCCCGACTAGATTCCTACAAAGATGCTAATGAAGCTCTTATTGCCAAGGACTACGAAGCAATCAACTCCGCTGTCCTATGGAACAAGAAACCATTTAGCCCTAAGACCGTCATTGATGGACGAGACCTCTTTACCCTCGCAACTCGGCCTCTTCATGGTCGGGATGCTAATTGGCCCTTTACTGCTCTTGACGGCCTCACTAGTGGTCTTAGAAGGGGCGAATTGGTCACGATCACAGCAGGATCAGGGGTGGGGAAATCGACTTTCTGCGGTGAGATAGCTCAATCACTTGTCGATCAAGGCGAGAAGGTTGGCTACATTGCCCTGGAGGAGAGCCTTCAACGTACTGCTCTACGGTTGATGTCGGTCAAAGCCAACAAACCACTTCATCTAAACAATGAACTGCCTGAGGAAGATCTTAAGAGGGCTTTTGATGCTTCTTTGGGCACCGGCAGCGTATATCTACGTGATGGCTTTGGGTCTGTGGATCCTGACAGCATTCTTAGCGATTGTCGTTTTATGGCCCTTGCCAAGGAGGTTGGTTGGATTATATTGGACCACCTATCTATTCTTATGTCCGGCAATGAGAGTCATGACGAACGTAAGCTCATTGATGTAACCATGACCAAGCTCCGTTCCTTTGTGGAGGAGACTGGCATTGGGATGCTGCTCATCAGCCACCTGAAGCGCCCTCAGGGTGACAAGGGGCACGAGGATGGCCAACAGGTCAGCCTAGGCCAGCTACGGGGCAGCCACAGCATCGTACAGCTATCGGACATGGTGATTGCCCTTGAGCGGAACCTATCCGCAGGAGACAACATGGCCAACATCCGAGTCCTTAAGAACCGTTTCAACGGGCAGACAGGACAGGCTGGAACCATCGCGTTTAACGGATCTACTGGTAGAATGACGGAAGATCTCACCACTGCCTTCAAGCCTACAACCAAAACTGATGACGATGACTATGAATGTGGATTCTGATGAGGTTTGTATTACGTGTGGATGGAACCAATTCATTTACAGTGAAATGATTCCTGGTGGTTGGTTCTGCGAAGAATGTGGCACACCATCCGCCGAGACGCAAGAACTTCTCGACCGGGAAGAACCCGG